ACGGGCGGAGCAAGCGTCGACTTTCAGGGGGCAAATCCTGTCGCCGACCATGCTGATGAACGTCGCGGAGCAGTTGATGACGCTCAAGAAGGCGAAAATAGGGCAACGGAAGCGAAAACCCGGGCGGATGTTCATCGTGATCGACCCGGCGAAGGCGGAACAGCTCAAAAAGGACTTTGAAGCGAGACCCGTTGCTCCAGAAGCGGCAGAGACGCCCTACTAGGACCTGAAATGGACCCCTTCCTCAAGTATTACCGTGACGGACGTGTCGAAGTGATCAGCGAGCGCTTTCATCGGGGGGAACGGCTCATGGGTGGGAACTTCATCGTCGCTCACTGGGACCCGGCGAAGGAAAAATGGGCGGGGCGTGCCTATCTGCGCTGGAAGTACCGCATGGGCGACCCTTCCTGGATCACCTTGCCGATGAACGAGCGTCGATACGGCCCCATCATTGATCCATGGATCAGGCACCGCCTGATCCTCAACGCATGATGCACGCCGCATTGATGGAGCGCGTCGACCACGACGGCCAGCTCGACAAGTTCATCCATCCCCACGATTTGCAGGCACAAACGATCTTATGGGACGTCCCGTTCAGTTTTCTCATGGGTGGATGGCAAATGGGAAAGAGTTCCTGGCTTCCCATCTGGCTCACCTGGATGATGGAGCAGTTTCCCAACGAAAATGCCATCCTCATCAGCCCTACCTTCGATCTCACCCGCGACATCATGGTCCCACTTCTCCAGGACACGACCGAAGGGACCTACTACGAAGGTGTCTACAAGCGCAACGACCACCAGTACATCACGCCGTACGGCACCATCTTCCTGCTCTCCGCCCAGGACCCCGAACACATCCAGGGCCGGCACGTCTGCGCCGTGGCGGGCGACGAGTGCGGTCAGTGGTCCTACGAGGCATGGTTCCATACCAAGAGCAGGATCGACCGCACCGGGGGCAGGTTCCTGGGGGCCACCACACCCTATTTCATGAACTGGATGTACCACGAGTGCTTCCAGCGCTGGCTGCGCAGGGACCCCAACTACGCTTTCTATATCGGCCCCTCCATCATCAACCCCTCCTACGACCACGACATCTTCGAGCGCAACCGCGCCACGATGTCCGCCGAGGAGTTCTCCCTGTTCTGCCTGGGGTTGTTCTCGAAGCCCTCGAGCCTGGTCTTCCAGGAGTTCGAGCGCGTGCGCTGCGCTGCGGGGTTCCTCAAACCGAAGTTCCCCTGCATCGCGGCCATGGACTTTGGCACCGACCCCGACCCGACGACATGCGACATCGGTCACTGGGGCAAAGGACCCCTCGAAGTCTACGAGACCTACTACCGCACGAACGGACTGGCAAAGGACCACGCGGTAGTCCTGGGTCCACTCTTCATCCGGTATGGCATCCACTTCATTGTCTACGATGCACGCGCCAAGGGACTGCAGCGTGAACTGGCCGCCGCCCTCGAGGAGCGGTATCACCTGGGACTTGCGTGGATCCCTTCTTCTGGCAGCCTGCTCATCGAAGAGGGCATCCTGGAGATCCGCAAACTGATCCGGCAGAACAACCTGCTCATCGATCCTCTCGGCTGCAAGGACATGCTCAACGAGTTCGAGACCTTCGAGCGGGACAAGACGACCGGCAAGGCCAAGGTCCGGGGACCCAACCACACCATCGATCCCCTGCGCTACTTTATCTGGCTCTGGCGGGTTCTTGCCCGTCGAGGGGACATCACGGAAGAGGAACAGCCCGGGAATGAACCCGAACCGGTCCTGCTCACGGAAGGGCAGCTGGCGGCGAGACGTACATTCGCCGATATGAAGGCGATGTATGAACAAGACCATACCGACCCTATCGACGTTGAAAGCTACGACGGGAGTTAATGTGGAGGTAGACAATGGACGACACTGAAAGTTTGGCATCACTGGCGATCATTGATTCAGAAGAGGTCCCTCAAGACCTGCGGCGTGACTACGCAGACGCCACAGAACAGAATGAGGACGTTCACCAGGCAATGAAGACCTACGCCGAGAAGTACGAAGGCGGGACACCAAAAGCGATCAGCAATGGCGCAACCGAACAAAAACCCAGGGTGAACTTGATTGCCAGCACCATCGAACAGATGGTGGCGATGAACAGCTGGAAGAACCCGAGGATCACGGCTCTTCCCGTCGAGACGGGTGATGTCCAGCAATCCCACGTGGTCAACGCCCTCTTCCGCTTCTGGCAGCACAAGTTCCACCTTCGTGATGTACAGGAACGTCTCAACCGCATGGGGTTCATCTATGGGGCGGCGCCCGTCAAAGTCATCTGGGTCATGGATCCCAACGCCTACGAGCGCGGCGACTTCCGTGTGGTGGCAACCAACCCCTTGAACTTCCAGCCCGACCCTCATGCGACATCTCTCGAGGACATGAGACACTGCACCTTCGATACCCTCTGGTCCGTCGAAGCCGCCGAGGAACAGTGGCCTGGCAAGGTCCGTCTCTCATCGGACATTGCCGTGCTGTCCCAGAATCACATGAAGCAGACGATGCCCCCACGTTCCATCGTCGTCCACGAGACGTATTACGCGCCGACCAAGAAAAAAAAGGAAGGCCGTCTCATTCGGTGGACCAGTTTTGGCTTACTGGAAAAAGAAGGGATCATCGAAACGCCTAACCACCGGTTCCCGTTCTCGATCTTCTACAACGTGCCGAGCACGACTTCCTTCTGGGGAATCTCCGAGGTCCACAACATGATCCCAGTCCAGGCTGCCTACAACAACTTCCTCTGGTACATCTTCCAGGCTGCCCGGTACACGACGGTCAACAAGTACGTCACCAACGACGTCGGCCTCAAGGGACAGGAAATCAACATGAACCCCTCGCAAGTCTTGGTCCTGGAAGGTGGCGACAAGGCGTTCCTGAAACTCCTTGAGCGAGGAACGATCGATAGTGGCAGTATGGCCATGCTCGGGATGCTCTTTGGCGACATCCAGCAGGTGTCCGGCGTCCACGGCGTCCAAGAGGGCAATCCTGGGGCAGTTACCGCTGCAACAGCCCTCCAAACACTCGCCATGCTTGGCAGTCAGCGCATGGATACGCGCAAACTCCACATGGCCGACACCATGGGAGACGTGGCAGAACTGCTGCTCGAGATGGCCGGCAAAGGCAAATTGTACACAAAAAACCACTTCCTGCGCATTCTCGGTGAAGCTGAACCGATTGAACTGCAACCTGAGCATATCCGGGCTGACTTCGACATCATGTGTTCCTACCAGGAGAGTTTCCCCGAGGAGATCAATGCTCGTCTGCAGATGATGGCGCAGATGGCGTCAATGAAACCTGAACAGCGTGCGTTGATTGCCCGCTGGACCGGGGATCCCCTTTTAGTGGAGACGGCTATGGAATTTGCCCAGGCACTTAAGGAAGGTGCTGCGACCCAGGTACAGCCAACTGTTGGTGGTCAGGAGGCATTACCTCTACCGATAGCAAATCCTCTAGTAACGGCGCAGTCATCACCGCCTACTGTCGTCACTCAGGATACCCGCCTTAGTGCGTAGAAATGCGTAGATTAACGGAAGAGACCAAAGCGAAGATTGCTGCTGCTGGCATAGGGCGTAAGGTGTCTCCTGAAACCCGTGCAAGAGAATCTGCTGCACAGAAAGGGCACAAAGTAACTCCTGAAACTCGAAAACACTTGGCGATTACGTCCAAGGGAAACAAAAATTCACTTGGAGTTGTTCGTTCTGCTGAATATAAGGCAAAAGTCTCTCAGGTACACACTGGATTAAAAGCATCGCCTGAAACACGTGCCAAGATGTCTGTGGTACATACAGGGAATAAGTCGCATTCTGGTCTCAAGGATTCTCCTGAGACACGAGCGAAAATCTCTGCTTCGTTAAGGATCAGACATCTCGCCGGACCTCTCGCGCCAAACTGGAAAGGTGGCATCACTCCTGAGTATCGTGCGGCTCGTACTGCCGTAGACTATGCCGACTGGCGTACGTTCGTATTTGTCCGAGATGAGTTCACTTGTCGGAAGTGTGGGAACATCGGTGGTCGTCTAGAGGCACATCACTTGGATTCCTTCGCTGATTTCCCTGAGAAACGACTGGAACCTGACAATGGGATCACGTTTTGCGAAGACTGCCACGATGAGTTCAACCGCAGGTATGGACACTGGCACAACCGTAAATGGCAGACAGTTGAGTTCTTAGAGACACAGGATCAGCGGTTGTCAGCATAAGTATGTCGGAATCCGAATAATGTGGTATACTGTTTAATAGTTTCGGAACCCGAACGATGGGAGGTATACGGTGCCAGTACGAGTGACAAAACTCAAGAACGGCAAATATAAGGTGTCCACACCCAACGGCACCCATGCGAAAGCTACGACTAAAGCCAAAGCACAGGCACAGGCGCGTCTCTTGAACGCCGTTGACCATGGGTG